CGTCAAGTACTTTCACCTCCATCACTTCAATACTTTTGAAGTTTTCCAAGCTACGTTTCGCGGCAGTCGTATCACCATAGGCAGGCGACACAACAGGCCCAACCTCGTAAATTCTTTCAAAAGCGGTAACCGTTCGCAACATTCCTCCCTCAATTTCTGACCAACTTTCGCCACCGTCCGCAATCGTAAAAACGAAAGAAGAACCACGAACGTCACCCCTTTTCAGCTGCTCTTTTAAGTCATTTCCATAGCTTGTATTCGGCAAAGAAGGGATTGAATAACGTAAGCCGTCCGCTTCTTTTACAATCGCTAAAGTGTTGGCAGAAGTTCTGCCTAAAATCTTTTCATAATTGTGATTAAAAGCCGAAATAATATCTTCATTCAATTCATAATTCGCAACCGCTTCGGGTGAAATCTCCTCATAAATATTACGACCGTCCGCCGTTCTAAAGAGTAGCGTTCGTGAATTAGTCACAATTCCCAACCCTTCCATGCCCTCGCCATTTTCATTCATTCGAGCTTCCAAACCCTCATAAAATCTTTTTTCTTGGTTATTCATTATTTACATTATTTTCTTTTGAATAATATTCACGAATCATATCGACAGGCATATTATTTAACTGCAAAAACTTATCATCACCACCTTCATATTCATTATACCCTTCTCGACTTCTTGCTTCATTCGGTGAAATAATTCCGTTTTGAATTAACGATTGATAGAATGCTGCACGACTTGCCGTGTCACCTCTTAACATCGCATCCAAATCAAAACGAATTTCTTTTTTACCAAAATCATCATCCCGAAGCAGGTCTAAATTAAAAGCACTTTCAATCATTTCTAACCAAGGTCGTAAAGAATAGCGAACAAATTCAATCCCTAAACTTTCGATATTGTTAAAACTCGCCTTATCTAATTGATAAAGAATATGCGGAGGGACACCGAATATTCTTGCGATTTCGTAAACCGTCATTTGTCGCTGCTGCAAAAACATGGCATCCTGAACATCTAATTTTATCGGATTGAACTTCGCACCGTTTTCTAATAAAATAGGTTTTCCTGCATTTTGCAAACCCGAATAAGCATCCGTAAACGAATTCTTTAAACGTTCGTAAGCATCATCTTTCAAGGCGTTTGGATACTCAATCGCACCAGAAGCAAACACCCCATTTTTAAATACCGCTTCTCCATACTGCTGTGAAGCGATTGACAATCCTATATTTTCTCGAGACACCGCAATGGGCGACTTACCCAATAAACCATCGAAACCCATCCCGACAATGTGAATTATGTCGTCATTGGTATATTCTTTAGATTTATATTTAAAGAACTTTTCTTCCGTATTTTCATCATAAGAAACCGCAACTTCTCTATAATCTAAAATGCGTAAAGAGGTGACCGCCCGAGTTGCATCGTATTTCTTTTTAATAAAGCAATTACCATCGATCAGCAAATGCGTCATCATAGTTTGCTTAAAAGTGAACGGGGTATATAAACCCGAAGGTCTATGATTCAATAATTTACTAATCGAATCCGCCACTAAAAGCGTAACTTTTTTATTTTCAATATTATAAACATTCAACGGCAAACTCGCAATCGAAGAAGACAGCACCCAAATCGCACGATAAGCAGCCGACAAACCCAATGTCGAATCCCTATCAACCGCAACGCCTGACTTCGTCTGCACCCCAAACCACGGAAACCGCCCGTAATTTGACACCGATTCTACCGAACGCCGCTCAACTTTAAAAAATCCCGCAATTTTGTTTGCTAATCCCATATTTTACAACATTCTCATTCCTCTGTTTTCATAAACATTTTCCTGCTCTTTTACAGATAAGTGTGCAGCTTTCGCCATTACACCTGCCACCGCTCCATCAATCTTTTCCTTACTTTTCGATTTTGACGGTTTACAATTTTCATTATCATCAATAATTAAAGTCACGTTTTGAAAGTTCCAAGTCAGCACTTCATTATTAAAATGCTGATGCCGATAATTGATAATTTCCCTTTCCAACGCTTTTGTTGGCCCAGATAACGAACCCATGGTTTGGCTTATCGTAAAGAATCTATCAAATCCCTCATCTTCCACCATCGTTTCAATGCTGCGAATATTCCAAGGATCCGCATTAATCGCTTTCACATTATATATCTGACATAACTTTTTAATATCATTCCAAATAATTGCATAATCCGTTGCGTTCCCTTCCGTTGTCTTAATCAAACCCTGCTCAACCCATTCCAAATACTTGACATTGTCTTTCTTTGTCCTTTCATAAGCCGCATTTTCGGGAATCCAAAACCAACACAACGCCGCAGATTCCCCATTCGGAAGCGGAAAATAAAGATAGAACGCACTTAAATCCGATACACTTGCCAAATCCAAACCGCCGTAACAATCCAAACCATTCAAAGATTCTTTAGTGACGTGTGACATTATATCAGCCGACTTTTTCCACTTCTCAATACTTATCCATTGAGTTTCCGAATTTGTCCAAATATTCAGATTCTTAACTTTAAAAGATAGCATTGCGGCAGCGCCTTCTGTGTTTACGTTTGCAAACTGAACTCGCATATAATCCGTTTTCAAAGCACCGCCCAATGAAGGATTCGCCTTACCCCAATTTCGAGAATCTTCCCAATCGTCATTTTCATCTAAATCAAAAATCATGATAAATACATTATCATTTGATTTTTGACCTTTGAGAATATCTTTATAATTATCCTCTAAATGCTTACAAACGCCTGCCATATTATAACCTGCCGTTGTAATAATTGCAAGAAGCGGAGAATCAAAAGCACCCATTCCCGTTTCCAAAATGTCAACCATGGAGGAATCCGGGTGTGCATGATATTCATCAATAAAACCCCGATAAACCAAGTGACCATCTTCCGTTGCCGAGTTTTTCCCAATCGAACCCGAAATCATAGAAGATTTTTTGGCAACAATCCGATTGATATTTGTTGAAAAATTCTTTTTCACCGCCTTGCTGCGATTAATCAAAGTATCAATCATCTTCTTTTGTCGCTTCCAACCGATTTTAGCCTGCTCTTTTTTAGTTGCTGCCCAATACATTTCACCGCCGTCAACAGGAAAAAACATCAAATCCAAGTTAGCAATCGCCGCCAAGAATTCTGTCTTTCCGTTTTTCCGAGCAATTTTAATATAAGCCTTTCGGAATCTTGTCGTTCGTTCTTCCTTCTTTCGCCATCCGTAAAGTGACCAAATAATGAACGCCTGCCAAGGTTCTAATTGGAAAGGTAAACCTGCAACCGAACCCGAAGTATGCGGCATTAATCGAATCGCTTTGCACGCCAACGAAGCCCTTTTTATGTCAAAATAATAATCAAAATCCTTTGATTTTGATTTCGTAATATCTTCAATGTGTCGCTGAACCGCTTGTTTTACTGTATTTCCGCAAGTAATTGAACCCTCAATTACACCTTCAATATATTTTTCCGCCAATTCAATTCCCACATCTTTTTTAGTTTTTGCTTTACAATCAGTTAATCTGTTTCTACAATCATACGCGCCATTGCAGAAAAAGGATCTTCTTCTTCCTCTCCCCTATTTTCCATATATGCCGTAATCATTTCCCTATCTTTTATCGAAAGACCGAGTTTTTTCATGTATGATTCAACGCTTTTATTGGCTTCTTTCTTTACTGAAAAATATCCTGTGATATTGGTTGCACCTGATTCAAAAGTTTGTACAAAACCCTTATCTCGACATAATTCAGAATAAGTTTCATAAATATCCAACCAATCGGCAAACAAAGCAATTGCATAAGTATCTAACTTAGTCGCAACCTCATTTGTAATCAGCAACATCAAAACCGCAGAATAAATCACCTTACCGTTTTCGCTTAATTTAATCGGTGCTTTTACCCAATTTTTGAGCGGGGCAGTCTTATCAACAATCGCTCGTGTCGGTTTCAACGTACCCTCTTTTTCCTTTTCCGACACGGATTTTTTTCTACTCATTCCGTTCCGTTTAAAACACAAATAGCCATGAAGCGTCCGAAATTATCGGACACCTCACGG